CCCGCGAGGGGGTCCCGGCACAGTGCAGATAGCATGGGATTAATCACCCCATGATTTGAGGGAGTAATACCCTCAGGACCATAAGGAGCTCTGGTGCCTATACCTTCGCCAGGTACATTCCGTCGTCGACGGACAACCGAGCCGTTAGTCCAAGGACTACCGACTATGTACCAGCGGTACACCAATAGTACCGGTGGACCGCCGCCACCTGGATGGGTTAATACAAAAACCGTCCAGAAAGCGACGAAGAGTATGGGGGATCAGGTAACTGATTCGGAGGAGCATTCCGGTTGGCGAAAAGCGCTTAAAAACGCTAATAGCCTCTCGGACATCGGCGGTGATTTCTTCACACAGAAGCGATACATCACAGGGTATCCTACCCATGTTGATGTGTTTCTTCCTCGTGAGTTTGTCACCGCTGGAGCCTATCTGAACCAAGAATTACGAGGTCCAGTATGGGCGATCGATGCTCGTCTTCACGGTTTTCCGCCGAGCCTAAGCTCGACGGACGTTCAGCTTGACGCGCTGGGCGCCACCGCGATTGCGAGATGTAAACCTACAAACTCTGTAGCGGACGTCGGTGTCGCACTCGCTGAACTTGTAAGGGAAGGAATTCCCAAACTAGTTGTAAGCGGGTGGCGAAAACGAGCAACCGACCTTAAGACAATGTCTAAGGCCGGGTCCGACAACTACCTTGCTTATCAGTTCGGGCTTGCTCCGCTAGGCCAAGAAATTGGCAATTTTGCGGCGCAAGTACTCCGTGCTGATGACCTTCTCAAGCAATATGAGAGGGATGCAGGGAAGGTTGTTCGGAGACGCTACGAGTTCCCAACCAAAACTGAGACTTCAGTCTCTACGGTGGACGCGGGATATCCCGTGTATATGGGTATTCCTTTTACAGGAACGCTCAATTCATCGTATACCGAGTCTCAGCATCGGCAGGTTAAGGTGCTTCGGGAAGTCACCCAAAAACGGTGGTTTTCCGGAGCGTTTACCTACTTCCTCCCTACCTGGTATGATGCCAGGAATGAGATGGATAGAAAGGCACTCCTCGCCAAGGAAATCCTTGGTCTTGACCTCGATCTAGAGGTCATTTGGAACCTAACCCCATGGAGCTGGGCCGTTGACTGGTTCTCGAATGCTGGCGATGTTATCGCCAACACTTCGAGTTACATAGAAGACGGTCTGTTGATGCGGTATGGGTATATGATGGAACATACCATCGTTAGTGATACCTATACCCGAGCGTTCCCTGACACTCTAAGGAGTGGAAAGAACGTCGACAGCCGCGTAACACTCGTCACTGAGACGAAGATACGACGGCGTGCAAACCCTTTCGGATTCGGACTAACCTGGGATGGTTTGACTTCATTCCAGACGTCCATCCTTGCCGCTCTGGGTATATCCCGGAGTCGGTAAGAGCTATTCAACTGTTGTCTAACGCCAACGGGAGCTTACTTGGCTCCTAGGAGAGATGCCCATGTCACTAACCGATCCACTGTCCCTCGTTATCTCGGGTGTGACGACCCCCCTCCCTCGGACTTCGTCCGAGGAGGATAGGTCGGAATACACGAGTGCGGACGGACTTATGCAGTTCGTCGTGTCCCACGACTACAAGTCGAAGGACAGAGTTCGACGACTGCTGCGGCTCGACGTCTCGAAGATTACCGCAGATGTGTTCAAGACCACCGAAAACCGGAAGGTCGGCATGTCCGTATATACGGTTGTCGACTTTGCGGCCGGTGCGTTCACGAACGCAGAGCTGCTTGCGGATTGGGTCGGGTTCAACACCCTCCTGACCGCGTCTTCGAACGCCGTGGTCTCCAAGGCCCTGGGTGGCGAGTCCTGACAAATGTCAGGCAGCTCGTTCCCGGGAAACCAGGATGCCGACGACGTTGCAAGTACTAGCGGAGACAATTCGAAAGCTTCTCGCAAGAGAAACCGTAGAGGAGTCTTTGCTAATTCGGCTAACAAGAGGAGGAACAATCCTGTTCGTTCCTCTTTCGGCCGTAGGCGCAGCGATTTGGATGTGGACTCGATCGCGACCAAGAAGTTGGTCGTGATCACCACTGTCCTTGTCAATGCGCTGTATCTTGCAGGCGATGCCCTGATGTTCGGTCACAATTTGTGCCGATAGATTCAGGGAGTTAGTTGTGTATGGGTCTACAAACACCAACAGAGGCTTTGCCTCAAAAGGAGTAGATATGAGTTACCCCTTGAGGGTCAGCCTCCAGCGAGCAAACGAGCTAACGAGGAAGCTCACCGAGCTTTCCCGTTGGGACGAGTACCAAACCGCGGATGAGGTCACGCAAGTGTCCTATCTCGTGGCGGTGCTCTTCTCGTTTGGGGTCGACGCGTCGTCCACCGTAAAGGTGTTTGACGGGTCGCCCTTCTCGTCCTCCGTGTTGAAGTACCTTTCCATTAACTTGGAAGGGATCGACGACACGATCGACGAGTACTTCGCTGACTGGTATGCCGGCTTCGAGGTGACGGGTGTCGACATGGTCGACATCCTGATCCACGAGTTTGACATCCAGGGCTGTTAGTAGGTCTGTGCCGTCAGGGCTAGGGAAGATCCGGCCTCGAGGAAAACTCGGGGTAGATCTGAAAAGCCTGACGTCTCTCTGGTCCTGCATGGCTAGCGAACTAGCCGTGCGATGCTGCACTAGCGCCGCTTCCGACATAAAAACTGTCGAAAGTCGCGTCGAACACGAGGGGTTATCGTTTTTGGCGATAACCCTGGCAAGCTACGGAAAAGCCGTGGAAACATGGCTTGAACGTGGCTTTGTCGACCCTTCGGACGCAACCGAATTTCGATTCGGGAGTCGTCTTACTGGTCTCCCCCCATTTCTGGGAGGTTTCCTTGGTCGTGTGTTCGATGCTGCTAGTGGTGTACTCATGGACAATCCCGACATCGAAGCAATCTATGCTTTACGCCAACTAACGTTGGTGTTTGGCAAGATCGCCCTCCCGGACGAACCCAGCAATGGGCTAGTCTCCCTAAAAGGCAACCAACAGGTTGTCTCGAAGGAACGCGAGAGGCGAGCGATGAAGGAATACATCCAGTGTGAGAAGGAAGTCCAGGAAGCTACGGACCGTCTATTCCCCCATGATAGGGAGGATTTTAGACGGATCGCGAGCTTGCTTTACGACGAGCTTTTCCTTAAGGTCAACAGTGATGTTGCCCTGGGAAAGCTCGTACCTAAGCATGGACCAGGCGCTGTCGCAGACCGCATTTCCAGTAATGGAAAGTGGAATCTGCGAACCTGGCCATCCCGCCTCCGGCAGTATTTCCCGCCGGAGGAGTTCCTCATTGTTAACGAAAAACCCGAAAGGGTAGATCGTTTGCAGGAGGAATTGACTCTCCTCGAACCCGGCGCCGAGTTGCCCGTTAGGGTTATCTCGGTTCCTAAAACGCTCAAAACACCACGAATTATCGCGATTGAACCCACTGCCATGCAATATGCGCAGCAGGGGCTTTTTCGGTCGTTTCGTGATTTCCTGAAAGAGGATGGTATCCTCTCAAGGATGATTGGAATTGAGGACCAGGACCCTAACAGGTCAATGGCTCAGTCAGGCTCTCACAGTGGAGACCTGGCCACACTCGATCTGAGTGAAGCTTCCGATCGTGTTTCGATTCAGCATGTACACGACCTGCTAGGCCGACACTCCGAATTGCACGGAGCTGTCATGGCCTGTAGGTCGTCTAAGGCTGAAGTACGAGGACATGGTACTATTACCCTGTCCAAGTTCGCGTCTATGGGTTCAGCTCTCTGTTTTCCGATTGAGGCCATGGTCTTCTTGACCGTGATCTTTGTCGGGATCGAGAAGGAGCTGAGTTCACCGCTTTCCCGAGAAGTCTTAGTTAAGGACTTTCTTGGGCGGGTGCGCGTCTTTGGGGATGACATTGTTGTCCCCAGAGACTATGTGCTGTCCGTTGTTCACGAACTCGAAAACTTCGGTTTTCGTGTCAACGTGCGCAAATCGTTCTGGACCGGTAGGTTCAGAGAAAGTTGCGGAAGAGAGTACTACGACGGCGAGGACGTAAGTATTGTCCGAGTCCGAAGAGTACTTCCTCGACAGCGGCAGGACGCGACCGGTGTGATATCAACAGTCGCTCTGCGCAACCTAGCCTATTGGGCCGGGCTGTGGCAGACGGCGAGTTGGCTGGACACCTACCTGAGGAAGCTCTTAATTGAGTTTCCAAATGTAGGCCCAGACTCACCGTTGTTGGGTAGGGAAAGTGTGCTGGGATACAACTTCCAGCGGCTTGACCCGAATACGCATGGCCCCTTAACCAAGGGCTATTACGTGCGTGCCAAATCCCCAATCGATAATCTCGATGGGGAAGGTGCCCTACTCAAGTGTCTCATAGGGAACCCTGAGGATGTCGTCATTCAAGACGATTCATCCCTAAGATCCTACCTATTCGACGTCGCAAGCGTTGATGATGAGCACTTGGAGCGTTCTGGACGCCCCGAGCACGTCAGCATCAAGCTCGGGTGGAGGGTTCCGTTCTAAACGGAATCCGGGCAACACCTATTGGTGGTGACCCGCGGGAGATGACAACGTCATCCTCCTCCACTTGGCCAGACGTTTTATCTGACCGAGTGGTGTCGCGAC